CTAAGAATGTTAAAGGTAAGAGAAAAGATGGTACGAAGTATCTACCACAATGGAAATGGCGAGCAACATTTAGAGATGCATACTATGTGTGTCTATTGATCTGGCCATTTGCTCATGTTAAATTAGATAAGATAAATCAGATCATGGAATACTATGCTGATAGAAAAATAATGAACGCGAATATAATAAACCTAGAGGAGTATAGAACAAGATGATGTTGAGAATATATCTATGGATTATGGGTTGGTCCGGTGCGATCAACAGTTGGGCCTGGCGCAAACAGGCGGCCATTGTCAGAGCGAAGAATAGAAAAGAAGAAGAGGATTATATCCGGGAGCTAAAGAAAAAATTATGACGGTTGGATTTGGATTAGGTATGTTCGCATACAACATGGTCTGTCTGATGATAGGTCTGATTATAATATATTACGTGATGAATAGATTTTTATGAGTAAAACTAGAGGTACAAAATGGGACGGAAAATCAAGGGTATCTAACGATTTGTATAGAAAAAGGTATAACGAAATTTTTAGAGATAAATCTAAGGATGACGTAAAACATGGACACGTCAAACAAGAGCCATGCAAACAAAAGGACAAAAACATATGACAACATATGCTACAGAAAAAGTAGGAACCACTAAGGATTATTCTATGTTTAAATACTTTGATAGAAATAGAATAATAAGTAAAAATCATGTCGAGACTTTAAGAAAGGACATGAAAGAAAGAGGACAGCTAGAGAGGGTTATCGTCAACGAGAACTGGTTTGTTATCGATGGACAACATCGAATAGAAGCTAGAAAGTTAGACAAGAAACCTGTTGACTTTAGAATAAAAAGAGGAGCATCGATGACTGATGTGACAGCCATTAACAATACGGGTAAAGGTTGGAACAACAGAGGTTGGTCACGTAATTATTCTCATGAAGAACATAAGAATAATAAGCCGTACCTGCAGTACATCGAGTTTAAGAAGACCTATGGTTTTCCTGAATCAGTATGTATGGCTCTACTATCTGAAGATCTACACGACTATGGAAGAAAAGCTTTCAAAGCTGGTACATTTAAAGTGGCTAGTTATGATAGAGCTAAACTTCATGCGGATCAGATACTAGAACTGGTGACTATTGACACCAGAATGAATGCTCTAAAAGCAACACTAGCATTTTTAAAATTAAAAAAACTAACTAATTTTAAATTTGGTGTATTAAAAAAACAACTAGATAAATATAAAAGAAGGCTAACGTCTGTTAATAATGTGAATGATTGGGTAGATGTCTTGATGAAAGATGTCTATAATTACAATCTGAAACCACCACACAAACGATTAGTGAATAGGTATATATAATAAGGGGCCTTCGGGCCCTTTACAACTATGATTAATGAAAAAGATTTATTAGAATACGAGAATATTGGTCGAAAGATCAAGAAGAGTGATCGATACACCTATGTGGATGCAACAAGACACGAGGAACACGGATCACGGCTCTATGATGTAAATGGTTCTAGACTTCCTAGTGTAACTACGATATTAGGAGCCACCAAAAATCAAGAATTTTTAAAACAATGGAAGGCCAAAGTCGGTGAAGCAGAAGCAGAGCGAATCAAAAATGTATCTAGTAGTCGGGGGACAGCTATGCACAAATTCCTGGAACACTATATCCTCGGAACTGGCTACGATGATCTTACAGAACTCGGACAGAAGGCGAAAACCATGGCCGAGAAAATTATCGAAGTGGGCCTCACACCGGTTGATGAATGGTATGGCTCGGAAGTTACGTTATATTATCCAGGCCTATACGCAGGCTCGACAGACCTTGTCTGTCTACACAACGGT